GGATGGCGCTAAGCTTCTGAAATGTTCAGAGTTTGGCGACGCGATTATCGCGAACATGTAATCCGCCTGGCGGGTAAAGCAAGAACGGGAGCCGGATGGTTCCCGTTTTTATTATTAGTTTTTGAATGGTTATCAAAATATTATCAAAATTAGTTAGCAAAATTTCAAGGACAGATTATGGTTCGCTTCATGTTTACAGCAATTACTAGCGTCTTGATTGTCTCCCTTTTATACACACTTTTGATCCTACAAACCCCACAAATTTTCGGGAAATTAGATTTTAGTCAAAGTGGAACCTTCGGTGATTCCTGGGGGGCTCTCACTTCAATTTTTTCTGCTTTGGGTTTCTGCGGTGTACTTTGGACGCTAAAAACCCAAAATGACGCAATAAGAAAAGTTGAAGAAGAGAACAGTCGAAAGGAAAAAAATGAAGCTAAAAGAGATTTTGAGAATTCATTCTTCAATATGCTAAATTTACTCCAGATCATAATTAATGATATGAAAGTAGTAAATAAAAGTACCAAAGATGTGAATGCTGAAGGGAGAGCCGTATTCCTTTATTTTTTTAAAAAGTTCAGGGGTGAAATGCTACGTGGTGGAAACTATCGCGTTTCTTCAACATATAACCAACAAGAACTTACTGACATAGCTAACAAAATTGGCCAACAATACAGCGAGCATTTTGAGAATCGATCACAAAATCTTTCTCATTACTATCGCTTTTTATTTAACACATACAAGTTTATTGATGATGCTGAAATAGATAGTAATGCTAAGAAGAAATATGCCAACATACTGAGGGCGCAAATTTCAAATTATGAGCTTGTAATGTTATTTTATAATTGCTTATCCGAAGACGGTGGAAGTTTTAAGTATTATTTTGAGAAATATGAGGTTCTCGATAATTTGCCAATATTTAAGTTGGTTTATAGAAATCATGTTTTTTTGGTTAATAAAAAATGTTGGGGCGATAATAAAAAAGCTTTGGAAATATTAAATAGCTAGAAATTAAAACTGATGCCTTTATTAAAGGCATCAAATCTTATAACTCAATTTTTGTCCAACCCTTCCCTCGATCGTCGTGATAGCGAGCCGTTTGATTAGGTGATTTATGCCCTAACAATTTCTGAGTATCTACACCTTGAGTCTCATAAAGGCGTTCTGCTAAAGATCGCTGTTCGTGGAAGGTCGCCGGAGTGCCGTCGCCCCAGTCAATTTTTGCTTTATCCCGCGCCTTACTGAAATTCATCGTTAAGGTATTCGACTTTACTTGCGCACCACGTTCAGCCTGAGAAGTGGCGCGGAAAAAGTGAACCAGATACGGACTTAATGCATAATCTCGGCACCGCGCAACTACTTCACGCAAGCTCCAGTTGATTGCGTTTAACCTCAGCGCGAGGGGAATGGCGATCTTGCTCCCGGTTTTCTCTTGTAAAATATGGAGATGGTCGTCCCAAATATCGCTGAACTTCATGTTTGAGATATCCCCCAAACGCTGACCAGTCACAAGGGCTAACAACATAGCGTTACCCATATACTTATGGTTTGCGTCGGCAATATCGAAAATTTTCTGCCACTCTTCCAGATTAAGGCGTTGCCGCGTTATACGTCGGCGCGGCTGTTTTGTTGCAAGGGCAGGGTTGTACCCAGGGGGAACCTCCCCATAATGTTGAGCTTCTTTAAATACATCGATTAAAACTGAGCGTATCACCTGCGCCATTCTGGGTTGCCCATCTGAAATGTAGGCTTCGAGTATTTCAGCTATATCCCGCACATTCACCGCCGAAATCAGCTTCATACCTACCCGCTCACGAAGCAAAGCAACTGGTTTGGCTTTTTGCTTATATGTATTCAGCTTAATATCGCCACTATCCAGTCTCTCACCTTGAATATCCCAGTAACGGTCAAGCCAGGTGTTTGTGGTTATAGCTTTACCTTTGCTGGTCGCGATTTTGTCGCTAATCGCCATGATCTGGCGAGAGCGTTGTTCAGCCAGGCGAGTATTCGCCTCGGTAGCTATTGCAATAGCCTCTGCTTCGTCAGTACCAAGGGCGTGAAATTTTCCCGTGATAGGGTGCTTATAACGCCAGTAAACCTTATTGACCTTCCGGCTATACAGCGGATATAGATTCGGTACGCTGATATTATTTTTACGTGGTCTGGCAGCCATCGTTAAGGATCCTTAATAACTTTGGTGAATCAGAATTCTTGATAATAGGCGACGCTAATTCACCAACCAGTTCCGCATCTTCACGTACTCGCCCATGCTTCCAATGCACACTCGTGGAAAGTCCCGGCACAACCGGATGAAGCGCTCGTCTGGTTCATTCATGTGCCAAACCGGAGCGCCAGCAAATTTCCCGTGTGGCCACTCAGCGATAAGAGCGTCATTCTCTTCACTACTGCCGCCGATGACGTCCGGAATGACAGCGAAGGAGAATCGCGGGTGATTACCCCAGCGCGCGACGAAGTCGTAATATTCATGCCAGTTAACGACGCGATTTTTAGTCCAGAAGCTGAAAGCACCGTTATCCAAAGCGAATGACTGGCACACTTCACTTGCCAGTGGCAACTGGCCGGCGTTAGCAAAGCTGATGAAAGCATGGCGAGATTTCCAAGCTTTCAAAGCGCAGGTATCGGGGGTAATAGGGCCGCCATGGAAATGGATCATTGGCTGTCTCCTGCGTTGCCTTTCATCGCCAGTTCTTGCGCTTCTTCAGGGGTGGCCACTTCAAAGCGTGGGTGCTTATTACCGTCAGGAGTTTCCACCTCAAGCTTGTGCATGCTAAATAAACCGCCCAGTGTCCAATTGCAGCCGTGGTTTTTTCCCGCTTCCTTGGATGGGCTGCCTTTTCCTGTAAAGCGACCAGTGCAGGAAAAGGCTAGGTACTTCTCAACCTCTTCGAAATCCTTACCAGCTCCTGCAGCTATGAGCGTTTTTGCTGATTGAATGGTTCCGCACATTGGGCACCTGAAAGCAAAGTCGTTACACTCAACGCCTTGGTTTTTAATCTCGGTGCGAAACTCGTCGAGTGTCATGGTGATCACGACGGCACCTCAGATTTGCTGCGGAGCTGGGCGGCGTACATGCGGAGGATGTGCAAGGCCTGAGCAACCCCTGCGTGTTGATGGTTCGTATGAACCATAATCCTTTCAATTGCACCATCTACCCCTTCTGCGCGCAGGGGGGCGGTGTATGCGTCGGTGGCGGGGGTTGCAATATCGCCACCATCCACTAATTCAATCTCGCGCTCCGACTCAGTGAGCTTGCACACCCGGTATTTACGGTTAGGAAGCCTGGCCGCAACCTGAACATCAAATTCCTCGTTGTAGCCGAGCATGATTTCATTGGCGATATCTTCAGGGCTGCAATAAGGCACTTCAGGATCTTCTGCATCCCAAAACATTAGGTTCGACTTCAGCGCCGCATTCTCCGCAGCCAGCTGCTTCACTTCATTACGCGATTCGCACAGCGCCACGAACTGTAGATCGAGACGGTCTGCCATAGCGGTCATTAACTTTGCTACTGCTGGTGGCAGAGTAGGGCCTGTCAGTCTGGCATCGGCGATCAGCTCTTTGGCAGTCATTCGCATGTTGGTATCTCCTTTGCGCGCTGCAACGCGCGATTTTTGGTTGCACGAATCCCTCGCCGGCTGGCGATTAATAAAAGTGGGTTCGCTTTAATAAACGCCCGTAACAGAGAAGGGCGCTTAATGAAGCGGGCGGCTGCAACCGCCCTGGTATCTCCACACAGATGTAAGCGCGCTCCGAGGAGTTTGCATTAACGACCAGACACTTGAGGCAGAGTGCCGGAGCGCGCTTGCATCTATGCGAAAAAAGTACGGCACCCTCACGGGTAAGGATCCGGTGCCGCCAATGATTACACGTTGCATTTATTCTTTGTGGTGCCGGGTGCCTCCCGGTGATCGCATCCAGTTACGTGCGATCGGGTACCAAACCACCTGATAAAGACTTTGTTAACTGTCCCGCGCGCGCTGAGCCGCATTCACCACAACGGGGAGAGCACTGCGTAACCTGGCACCGATCTGGCCGCCGGTCGGTTTGTACTGGATTCTTCCCCAGCCACTGGCCCGGACAGCGAAGCTTCTATGTGCGTTCCAACCAATGCTCTCTCCTGTTGTGCGATTACTTTATCAATTACGCAGTTGGTGATTGATGAGATGAATCTAAAATAACTTAGATTTAAGGTCAAGAAGAAAACCTAATTAGATTTAGATTTTCTATATAGACGAATGGGCAGAGACTTATTACTTAGAGCGTCGCATCATGCGACGATGCTCAACAACCACACCGATTACTCGAATTTTTTCTTTTTCTGAATTACGGATCGCATAATCTTCATTTAGGGGAACAAGCTCAAAAATTTCTTCACCGTTCTCGCCAATGCCTCTTGCGCGGTATTTTTTGAAGGTGGCTTCATCGCTACCGTTTTTTGCGACAACATAATCACCAGGACCCGGGTTCAGCTCCGGGTCGACGATAATGACATCACCTTCGATGAAGTCTGGCTCCATAGATTTTCCTTTGACCTTAAGAGCGAAGGTTGAATACGAATAGAATTCAGAGGTCAAAATGTAATCTACTGTTCCTTCTAGATTTCTTGCGTCACATTCCGGCGACCATGCTCCGGCCTGAACATAGCTAATAATTGGGATTTGTTGCGCAGTCGGCGGTGCAATGCCTACATTTGACTCATCCTCCTGACCATACAAAAGGAAGCCTTCGCTAACACCGAGATACTTCGCTAGTTTAGTCAGCGATTTACCACCCGGCACGTTAAGATCTCTTTCCCAATAACCCACTGTCACATCAGAGACACCAAGGGCCTTTCCAAGCTGGCCTTGGGTTAGCTTTCTCTGCTTCCTTAACGTCCTTAAGCGCGTTCCTAATGTTCCCACATTTCAAACCTTCATCAATCAAACCTAAGTAATCTTAGTTTTTATTGATCTAAAAAAGATTAGGTAATAATATCTAAATATTCTTAGGAGGATGTTATGACTACGACTGATCTGGAACAGTACTTTGGCTCTCCAAATAAGGCTGCCGAGTTCTTCGGGGTCTCACCCGAGGCTTTTTATCAATGGCGTACTCGCCCTGGAAAACTCATCCCGAAAGGGCGAGCGGCGGAAGCAGCTGCTCGCACTAACGGGAAGCTCAAATTCAATGCCTTGCTATATCAAAAGACTAGCGGAACTCCCGCTTTGACTGAACCACAGCAGCAGGGGGCGAACCGTGGGTAATGAACATTGGAAAGTAGAAAAGCAGCCGGCATGGCTTGTGGCCGCCGTTCGCAAAACTATCGCTGCGCTACCTGGTGGGTATAGCGAGGCTGCCGAAATCATCGATGTCACTGAGGACGCTCTGTTTAATCGCCTGCGCGCTGGTGGTGATCAGATCTTCCCGATGGGCTGGGCTATGACTCTGCAAAAAGCGGCTGGTGTCAGCTATGTGGCTGATGCGTTTTCTCGTGAAACAGACAACGGGACCCATGTTCCTGGCGCTGCTTACGAAGATGAGAACGAAGAAATTGGCCTGAAGCTGGCCGAACTGGTCGGGCAGTTAGGTAGTCTGGTAAGTGCTTACCGTGAATATATCGATGATGGGGTGGTTACTCGTGGTGAGTGGCAAAGCTTGAATGAAATCGCCTATCAATTCCGCGTCACGCTGATGACGTTCCTGAATCTTATTTCACGCGTCTACTGCCTGCCAGAAAAAGATGACGCCAGCGGGTTGCAGCCCCTGGCGTCGCGGCGTGTCGATCATAGTGGAGATACCAACGCATGAACATCTTAACGGCTAAAAGCCGCTTACCGCAACTGCGGATGAGGCCCGTTCCGGGTACTCCCTTGTTTCGGTATGAGCGCAGGGTACTAAATCGCTGGGTGTCATGTAACCACAGCCGCGCCAGTCGAATCGTGGGTGTTTTCAACCGGAAGGCGAAAAAATTATGCGGGATGTCGACAGGTGGTTTCGTGACAGAAGAGGCATCCCCGTCCGCGTCATTCGGTGGGAGCCAGAATCGCGGCGAGTTATCTATCTGCGGACTGACTACCCCCATGAATGCTTCAGCCCGCTCGAGCAGTTCCAGCGTAAATTCAGAGAAATAGGGATATCAGGTAGTGTAGATGGTGTTCAAACCCATTCCAGACAACCTGAGAGACAAGACCATGACTGAAGCTGACATCGTATTCGATTACACATTCAACTCACCACTGCATCGCTTGATCATGCTTTTCATTCAGATATCGGGAAGCGGTGATGGTGGTAAAGAGAAAGTCATCACTGACAAAAAACTTCTGAATTTTTGTTGTTGTTCATCTGCTGAGTTGATCACTGCGGTGAACTATCTAACTGAAAAGGGATTCATCTGTAAACGCAACCTTGGCTTACAGATGGGGGAACCAGCTAGCGGCTATACCATAGCCGTACCAGAACATTTACGAGGCGATTGATGGGTAATTTAATCAAGTTACTGGACAGGCCGGTAGCTTATCAGCCCGCTTTTGCCATGCTGCGGGCTGGGAAAGTTAAAGCCGGACCAGTTGCAGCAGTTTTCCTTTCGCAACTGGTTTACTGGCATAACCGTATGGATGGCTCATGGATTTACAAAACGCAGGCAGACATTACGACCGAAACAAGTCTCACCCGTGATGAACAAGAAACCGCTCGCAAGCGGCTGATCGCTATTGGCGTTCTGGAAGAGCAACTACGTGGTGTGCCTGCGACCATGCATTATCGAGTAAACAGCGAGCGCCTTGAGGCTCTTCTCCTTGAATACGTTGGAAATCCGGTCAAGAAAGAGACGAAACAAAAAACCAGAATGGGTAATTACCAGAATGTGGAAACCCCGCAAACTGGAATGGTGCAATCCCGCAAACAAGAATGCGGTGATACAGCAAACAAGAATGTGGAAACTCCGCAGAAAAGTATGCGGCAACCCAACAAACAAGCATGCGGGGAAGCCACAGACTTTCTTACAGGAGATTACACAGAGAATACTCAGGAGAGTACTCAGGATAAAAAAAATTCTTGTCCGGTTGCTGCGCAACCCGACGATGCCGTGATGGTTACCGACCAGGCTAAACAGGTTCTGACTTACCTGAACCAGCAAACCGGATCGCGTTACCAGGTTTCGAAAACATCGCTGGAACACATCCTGGCTCGCCTAGGTGAAGGGTTCAGCGCCGAAGAACTGAAGCTTGTCGTGGATTACACCAACGAGAAGTGGAGCGCAGATTTGCAGATGGCGACATATCTGCGCCCGACCACACTTTTCCTGCCGAGTAAATTTCCCGGTTACCTGCAGGCCGCGACAAAGTGGAACGAAGCAGGGCGCCCGGCGCGCCGCAACGGCGAGTGGGTCAGCAGCACCGCTTCCCGCCCGACATTCCAGAACGTCGATTACTCGCTGCCGCAAAACTCGGGGTTCCGCTCATGACTGTTGAAACTGCAGCAGCACTGCCAGTGGCAGAACCGGCGCCGCGCGTATGGCAGCGTCCGTTCCTGAAATGGGCTGGCGGTAAATATTCACTGATGCCTGAACTGGATCGCCTCATCCCGGCGGGCGCGCGGCTTGTTGAGCCGTTTGTCGGTGGTGGCTCGGTTTTTCTCAACTCCGGTAAGCACGAAAGATTCCTGCTGGCTGATGCCAATCCGGATCTGATTAACCTCTATCAGATGCTTGCCGTATTGCCAGAGCAGGTAACGGTGCTGGCGCGCCAGCTGTTTACCGAAATGAGTGACGAGCCGGGTTACTTCGCCGTTCGCCAGGCATTCAACGCGCAGCAGATGACCGGACCGGCGCGCGCCGCCGCGTTCCTCTACCTGAACCGCCACTGCTTCAACGGCCTGATCCGCTACAACCGCGCCGGCGAGTTCAATGTCGGCTGGGGTAAAAAAGCTAATCCCTACTTCCCGGAGACAGAGCTGCTGGCATTTGCCGCGGTGGCGGACTCCTGCGTATTCATGAACGCCGGTTACCGCCGCACGCTGTCGCTGGCGGGCGAGGGTGATGTCGTTTACTGCGATCCACCCTATGAGCCGCTGCCGGGCACGGCAGGTTTCACGAACTATGCCCCCGGTGGCTTCGTCTGGGCAGATCAGGTGGCGCTGGTGGAATCCTGTGTTGCGGCGCATCAGCGCGGCACGCGGGTGGTGATTAGCAACTCAACGGCGCCACAGATTATCGAGCTTTACGAGCAGCACGGCTTCACGCTGCATCACGTCAGCGCCCGCCGCTCCATTTCCAGCAAAGCCAGCACGCGGGAAAACGCTGCTGACATCGTGGCCATTCTCTAAGGAGGCAGCGTGAAAAAGAACCTGTTAACCGCACGCCAGCAGCAAATACTGAGCCTGATCGTGGCCTTCCATAAAGAGCATGGGATCCCGCCGACGCAAAAGGAAGTTGCCGAACTGATGGGCGCAGCCTCGCCGAACGCGGCAACTGAAGTGCTGCGATCCCTCCAGCGTAAAGGCGCTATCACCCTTCTACCGGGCGTGTGCCGCGGTATCTCCATCAACAGCCCGGGCGCGGAAGATGAAGCTATTTCGTTGCTGCGCTCGCTGGTGGATGGCGAAGAACATGCGAGAGAGCAGGCGATTTCCTTCCTGAAAATGCGCGGGGTAGCGGTATGAAACTCACGCTGCCATTTCCCCCGAGCGTGAACACCTACTGGCGCGCTCCGAATAAGGGTCCGCTCCAGGGGCGCCATCTCATCAGCGCTGACGGGCGCAAATACCAGAGTGCTGCCTGTGCGGCCATCATCGAGCAGCTGCGCCGCCTGCCGAAGCCGTCGATCGAGCCAGCTGCAGTCGAGATCCTCCTTTTCCCTCCGGACGCGCGCCGCCGGGACATCGACAACTACAACAAGGCTTTATTCGACGCGCTGACGCATGCCGGCGTGTGGGAGGACGACAGCCAGGTGAAAAAGATGCTGGTGGAGTGGGGGCCGATAGTGAAGGGCGGCAGGGTGGAAATTAGTATCAGCCCACTAAATAAGGTAGCTGTATAGATGCACAGTAGTAACGATCTACAGCGAAAAAAGTGTGTTATTGTCGCTTTTGTCAGCGAAGCGGGATTGCAGTCCTGCTCGCATTACAAACAGTGGAGATACCTATGAGTCAATTACTTGTGATTGACGGCGTTTCTGTACGCCGTGATATTTTGGGTCGTTACTGCCTCAATGATCTGCACCGTGCAGCTGGTGCCCAGGACAAACATAAACCCGCTTTCTGGCTGCGTAATGAGCAAACAGATCAATTAATAGGCGAGTTGCAAATTTGCAACTCGGCGACACAGGAGCCTGTGAGCGTTATCCGTGGCGGTTCAGAACAGGGCACATATGTCTGCAAGGAACTGGTTTACGCTTATGCAATGTGGATCAGCCCACGCTTTAACCTGAAAGTTATTCGCACCTTTGATGAGGCTATAAGAACACCTGAAGCAGCCTTGTCTGCATCCGCCGATAAAATGCAGGCTGGCATTATCCTTCTTGGTTTCATGCAGAAGTCGCTAAACCTCTCTAATTCCTCTGTGCTCGGTGCATGTCAGAAGCTGCAGGAGGCTGCGGTGCCAAATTTGGCACCGCAGTATGCCATTGATGCGCCTTCTGATGCGGTTGATGGTTCAAGCCGACCCACTCAATCTCTGAGTGCACTCCTCAAAACTCACAAAATAGCGATGACTGCTGCGAATGCATACCAGCAACTTGCGAAGCTTGGCATTGTTGAGCACAAAGAACGCCGTAGCCGAAGCGGCCGGGATGGCGTTAAGCGCTTCTGGTCGCTCACTGCCAAAGGGTGCATGTACGGTAAAAATATCACCAGTCCGGTCAATCCGCGCGAGACACAACCGCACTTCTTTGAGTCCCGATTCTCTGACCTTTTGCGTCTGCTCGATACAGTGCACTGAGGCAAAAATGAGAGCACTACTGACCCCTGTGGTTGTTAATGATCTGGGGCTCGTTATTTTTCGACCAGGCACCAGCCTGCTGATGCACTTCCGCCGCGGCCGCATGCTGCTGGAAAATGAACCGCAACGCCTGGCGGGTATGCCCAGCGGCGAACTGCCACCAGCCGAGCAGCCACTGGCCGAGGATCCTGCGCTCGCCGGTGTTTTTGAAAACGATGCGGTGCTGCGCCGCGCCGGCGGCATCGGCGGGCTTGAAAGTTGTCTGATGGAAGCAAATGGCTGTCAGTGGCCGCACGAGTCCTGGCATGCAGAGAACCTTACCACTATGCGCCATGCACCCGGCGCTCTTCGTCTGTGTTGGCACTGCGATAACCTGCTGCGTGAACAGACTACAGAACAGCTGGCGCACATGGCGCGTGCGAACTGCGCGGCTTATATCCTCACCACTGTACGCCGCGAGCTAGGATTCGATGATTCTCATACGCTCACGCTGCCGGAGTTCTGCTGGTGGCTCGCGCGTAATGGCCTGACCGATGCCCTGCCCGAAGATGCCGCCCGGCAGGTGCTGAGGATGCCAAAGCCGGTGATCAGGTCCGTCACCCGAGAAACAGAACTGGTATCAGGTGAGCTTCTTGGACGTGAGATTGTGGCGGAAGTGGCAAAGCAGGTCGTAAAAATCACGGCGGATCCAGACACACCCAACGCGCAAATGAAGCGCCCCAAGAGCACGCGTCTGGTCATACCGAAATACATCAGCTGGGTTAAGACGCAGCCCTGCGCGGCCTGCGGGATGCCTGCTGATGATGCACATCAC